ATTATACAAAAACTCAGTAATTGTTATAATTGTTCATATAGGCATTATTGTGAAGATTATACCAAAAAAACAGAGAATCAACGCAAAAAGGGATGTAATTTAGTAAGAAATGCTTATGTTTCTACATTTAAACAAACAACTCAACCAGAACTTCTTATAGCCAAAACCATCGCAGAGATTGAAGTTGAACTTTCGCTCAGACAGATAATGGATGGAAAGGATCAAGAAGGTTTATCCAAAGACAGACTTAAACTACTTGCTCTCAAAAGAGATTTTCTTAAGCTTCAGATGGGTTACAAAGATATGGCAGGCAAATATGTCCATGGAACCAAGAAAGACATCACAATCACCCATAAGATTGAAGAGAATGAAAGCATTTCAGTTAATCCAGAGAAGAAAGAAAAATGAAATTACAATTAATGCAAAGTGGAAATTGGTTTGTTAATGTCCCCACAGTTATAGTTAAAATGTTTAAATGGGAAAAAGGAGATGAAATGGAATGGGGTTTAGATTACAATAAAAATGTTTTAGTTTTAAGAAAAGTAAATCAACCAGCTTTTGAAAGATTAAAAAGTATTGCTATAATTAAATCACACCAGAAATATTTTGAAGATGTTAAAGATGGTAAAATAAAAAAAGATGGAACTAACAAAGATACCCGAATGGTTTGAAAAAGAATACAACAAAAAGTTTGAACAGGAAACTCTAACACTCATACAAATAGAAGAAGATATAATCACCTGGGCTTATTTTATGTTGGGGATTAAATTAAGGATCTATCAGGCCTGGTGTATTTATAATATTATGCATAGCAAAAAGAAAAGAATTATTCTATGCTGGGCAAGACAGGTAGGAAAAAGCATAGCTTTGGGAATATTTGCATTCTGGGCAACTTTCTACAACAAATATCCAGCTACAGTTGAAAACATAACAACTTGTTTTATTATGAGCAGGGATGATGACACTGCAAGAGAACTGGTTGAAAAGATTAAAGGAATAATCAAGATGGGAGATCTAAGAGTGTTTAAACTGAAAGGCATAACTAATTATTTTTCACAGTATTTCGACAAGCCATCGAACCAGCATCAAGTTACCTGGAAGAATAGAAGCTTCATAAAAGCGACTGCACCGACTGATACAATCATCGGAAAGTCCGCTTCTATTTTTTTAGGTGATGAAGCAGCAAAGTGGAAAGTTCTTTCTCCGTATAATGATACCAGAATTTATTACGAAGTCATAGAGCCAACAACTTCAGAGACAGGAGGATTTCTTATTCTAAGCTCTACGCCAAATGGATGCAAGGGCTTATTCCATTCTATTTTTGATCCTGATGAAAAGAATGAAACTCATGAGTTTGAAAGAATCTGGTTTGATTACGCAATAAATAAGGATGAAGATTATCAGAAGTTCGTAGAGAATAAGAAAACAATTATGGAGAACAGAGGTGAGCTTAAACTTTGGCAACAAGAATATGGAGCTCAATTTACAGTAACCCAGTCTTCCTTCTTTGATATAGAAGATATTGATATGGGTGTAAATAATACATTTTCCTGCCATTATGTGTATAAACAACCCTGTTCTATGGGAATTGACTACGGAATGAACCCATCTAGGACAGTTATTACAATAAAAGCAAAAGTTGGTGAGAAAATAGCAACAATTAACCAAATTAGGTTTCCTGTGGATTTTAATGAAAACTTGCTGATTGATGAAAAGTTTGAGAATTCTCTCCAAAGCCTGCGTAAACGCTATAAAATAAGGTGGATTGTTGCAGACGACTGCCCGCAAGGTAACTTTATCAATAGATGGATGAAGAATAAAGGCTATCCAGTCAAGCTGTTTAACTTCAGAACTGACCAAACCAAAGGAGATAGAAACAGACTCTTCTACACTTACAGGACAGCTCTCAAAGCAAGAGAGATAAAATATCCACTCATCAAAGATCTCATAAATGAGATGAAAATAATAGAGGAAATACAGCACGAAATAAATGTATCTATCAAAGCACCAAGAGGATCCCTATGCGACTGTGTGGATTCAGAGGTTATGGCTTCGCTTCCATTTCTCGAGGAGAATTCTGGAATAACTTCCTCAACTACAGAAGTCAAGAAACTTAGAACAATTAAATCTTCAGAAACAGTTACATTAGATAAGGAATGGGAAAATCTAAAAGCTGGAGATAACACCTGGCTGGTGGATGAATTTAATAAAGAACAAGGAGGAATATAAAATGAAAACTAGAATAGAAAAACTTCAGGCAGGAGAAATAAAACCAGGTTCTCCTCGGACTGAAAAAGAAAAGGATGTAGAAGAATTAGAAGGCAAGAAAGAAGAACTGAAAAATAAAGAGGAGGTTTTAAATCAACTTCCACAGAAGAGAGAGCAAGCAAAAGAAGGATTTGAATTTCAAATCAGAGGAGAAGAGATACAAAAAAAGTTTCTTCAACTACAGATAAAGGATCCAAGAATATTAAATCCTAATTTTTTCTGTGAACAGAACCCTGGATGGATGGAAGTCAGGACAGAAGAACTGGAATATAGGTTGGAATTGAAGAATAAGAACATTGCTTTCATAAAAAAAGACCTGGAAAAGACATTGAAGGCTATGTTTGCCTCAGAAACCCAGCTTAAACAAGCTTGTGAGAAATTAAAGAGAAAAATAAAGGGTTTAAGCGAAAAGAAGAGTTGAACATCTTTCTTTTTTTCTTTTTTTCTTTTTATTTTACAAACGAAATGAATTTCTATAAATAGTATCATATTAAAAAGGATAACCCATTATATATATTAGAATCTATAGGTTGTGAATTAGAGCTGGCTTGATGACTTCATTCATAAATCATATTAAATGGCAGACATAATAGATGTAAGGTCTTCCCGTGGATATACGAAGGACTTTGGTTTTAAATTTGGTTCTGATATAGTTACTGGACTCAAACCCCCAGATGTACATTATGATATTCTTCTTGATATGTTCAGGAGCGATCCTGTACTGGCAACTGCTATTGATATTACAGTTGAAGCCTGCACGAGTAACTCGTTTAAGTTTATTGGAGAAAACGCAAGAAGTGTAAAAGAAGCACAGAAGTTGTTTTTTGACAAATTTGATTTTGATAGGGTTTTGGATAATATCTTATATTCACTTCTGATTTTTGGGGATGCTTATCTTGAATTGAGAAAGGAAGGAAATCAGATAACCGAGCTTCATCCTCTTGAGACAACTGAGATGTTAATTAAATACGATCAGCACGGAGAGGTTGAAAAGTACATCCAACAACCCCCAGGAAAAGGACAAGATGCTTGGGTGAATTTTGAGCCAGACAGCGTTATTCATTTCCGACTTAAATGGATAGGTTCAAGAGTTTATTCGTATAATCCTAATGAACCAATAGTAAATTCCTATGCGACTAAAGTTTATGCTTATAATTATCTTAAAAACATCTTTGCAAATCTGCCACCTGAACTTATATATGTCCTGAAGGGAGCGAGTGAAGAGGATATTGCCGAGTTCAAAGCAAACCTTCACAGGATACAAAATAATCCAAAAGAGAAGTTAATAGTCAAAGTAAATTCAGATGATGAATTTGATGTTAAGGAATTTCAAGTTAAATTCGATAATGGTCTTGGACAAGTCCTTGACCATTTAAGACAGGAAGTTTTGATGATCACTAGAGTACCTCCAATCTGGGTTGGTATGGTTCAGCAGGGTAACAGAAGTACCGATGAGGCACTCATATACCCGTTTGAAATCAGAGTAAGGAAACTACAACATATAATCTCCAGTGACATTAACAAATTTTTGTTAACCAAGCTCGGATTAAAAAACCTGAAATTCAAATTCAACCCAGTTGCTTTTTCAAGTGAAAAATCAATTATGGATGTTGCGAATGTTATGAAAGGTCTTGGACTAGAGCCAGGCAAAGAAGGTGACGAACATCCAATTGTTCATTATCTAAATGAGAAAGGAATACAAATTCCAGCAGGTACAAAAATCGCATCTGCAGAAGAGATGATGGAAAGACAAGCAAGAATGAATCCAGAAGCTGAAACAGCAACAGGACAATCTGAAAATGCACCATCACGGAAAAGAGAAAACAAAAACACAGATAATATGACTTCAAAGCTTGATGAGAAAGGAGTTAGTGCAGCTGGAAAAGAAAAACAAGAGAAACGAAAAATGGAGACGAAAGGATAAATGCCATGTGGTACTAAAGGAAGGAAAGGAAAAAGAGGTGGATAAGATGAAAGGATGTAAATTTAGTGGTTAGAAGGAAAGGAAAAAGATGAGAAAAGAAGATAATTTTGATATAAGAATAATCGAACATTGGATTGATGATGATGATTTATTGAATTTTGAAAAAAAAGAATGAGGTGATTTATAATGGTAGAAGAAGAAAAAAAGGAAGAAACTGAAGAAAAGAAAGAAGAAGAAGCTCCTAAAGAAGAAGCTAAAGAAGATGGGGCAGAGTAATTTGACCTCTGATAATAGCAATCCCAAAGGGAAAATAACAGGAACTCCTGGTGGGAAAAAGAAGTGGTCTCCACCAATTATTTTACCTGGAAACCTAAAAGAAAAACTTGGTGTAAAAGATGAATAAATATAGTTTTGATTTGAATATTGAGACTCGCAGTTCAATTCAATCAAACGGAACACCTAATTATATAGTTAAAGGGTATGCTACAGTTCAAGATCATCCTTATGCTTACAAGTATTTCAAAGACGGAACAAATTTCAAGGAGATGTTTACCAGGAAAGGTATGGAGAATCTTATAAGAAAAGCAAAATCAAAAAATATTTTTATTGA